CTGTCAGTGCTTCTTTTTCCAGTTGTACAATTCTTTGTTTTTATGGTGCTACAAGACATTTAATAACAGGATGCAGAGGAACAGCGACTATAACAATGGCAGCAGGTTCATTTGCACAAATTAATTTTGAATTTACTGGTATTTATAACAGCCCTGATAGCACAGCAATGTCTGGTACATTCACTGTTGCGAACCAAGCTGCTGCGATAGAGGTAAATGATACTAACGTCACTACTGCAACATTTCATGGTGCAACTTCACAGAGGTTAGAATCTTTTGACCTTGCTTTAAACAATGAAGTTGTTTACAAAGAAACTGCATCTAGCAAGGAAGTATTAATTACAAATCGTGCGCCTGGTGGTACTGCGGTTGTAGAAGAGCCAGTAAGAGCAACAACAGATTATTTTAGTAAGGCAGAAACTGCTGCAACAGGTAATAGTTCTATTGTTCTTGGATCTAGTGCAGGTAATATTGTTACTGTTAATGTTCCTCAGACTGATATAACAGGTGTTAGTCGTGGTGATACAAATGGTGTTAATTCATTAAACCTACCGTACTTGGCATTACCAACAACAGCAGGTAATAATGAGTTAAGTATTGTTATGACCTAATTTATGGCACTTGTTTTTAAAAAAATCGCTGAGTATGAATGGCAGGTAAAAGTTAAAACACCATATAAAGGTAAATTTAAAGAGGAAAGTTTTACTGCAAAATTTAAAAATGTTGGCAGAAAAAACTTTAATGAACTTATAGATGGTGGTGATGATCACTTTGTAAAAACTGTTCTACTCGGCTGGTCTGGTATTAAAGACGAGGATGGTAATGAGGTTGAATTTAATGATGAAAACTTTGAGGCGATATTAGATAACGTATATATAGTTCAAGCCGTTATTGCTGCCTATGGTGAAAGCATGCAGGGAGCATTGGCAAAAAACTAGAAAGGGCTGCTGAGTATTGGGTGAAGGGTGATGTTATAGATGAAAGTGCAGAAGCTTTAGCAGCCTTTGGTGCTACGCCAGAACAGATAGCAGATATGGTTAGTCCTGTTAATAATGATGTTGTTATATGGATTGAAAATAAGGAGATTGTAGAAATGTTTTTTAGATTAACAACACAATGGTATGTCAGTATGGCAGGTTTATCTGGTATTAACTATTCATCTTACGAATATCTGTGTAAACTATATTCAGTAGAGGATCCTGTCTTAATGTTTGAAGGAATACAGACAATGGAATATGCTGCACTTAGAATGATGCAAAAGGATAAGAAATAATGGCTGATCAGAAAACACAATTAGACGTAATATTAAATGTTAAAGGTGTAAAAGAACTTCGTGGTTTAACAAATTCATTACAGGGATTAAAAAATACTGCTAAAAATACAAGTTTAAGTACAAAAGAATTATTACGAGAACTAAATAAACAAAGTCTTAGTGCAAAAAAAACAATTAATGGTACAAGAGCATTAGCAAATTCATATAAAGAATTAGCAAACGCAGTAGAGTTTGGATCACAGGAATTTAAAGAAGCTACGGCAGCAGCAGCAAGACTTGATGCGCAACTTAAAAAGATGCAAAGCACTTCTCAAAGAGGCTTTGGTAGCAGAGCAAGAGGATTAGCAAGAGGATTAGGAGCAGTCGCAGCAGGTGGTATTTTTGGTGGCGCAGAAGGTGCAATTGGTGGTGGTATTGGTTTAGCCTTAGGTGGTGCGCCTGGTGCATTGGTTGGTTCTGCTGTTGGTGCGCAAGTTGGAATGGCAAGGCAACAAATTGGAGAAATAGCAAGTTTTTCTGCTCAATTAAAATTACAAAGAGAAGCATTACGTCTTGTTATTGCTGATACTGAAAAATTTAATAAAGCACAAAAGTTTTTACAGAAAACTTCTAAAGAATTAGCAATACCTCAGAATTTAATAACAAGACAATTTACATCTTTGACTGCATCTGTTACTGGTGCAGGTAAATCAGTAGAAGATGCACAGAAAGTATTTGAGGCAATTGCTGCTGGTATTAGAGGTACTGGTGGATCATTAGAAGATATGCGTGCAGCTATGGTCGCTACAAGTCAGGTATTTAGTAAGGGTAAAGTCTCGGCCGAAGAGCTCAGACAACAACTCGGTGAACGCCTGCCAGGAGCTTTTACATTGTTTGCGGAATCTATGAATAGGACACCTGCTGAATTAGATAAGGCGTTAGAGCAAGGCAAGGTTACATTAGATGATTTCATGGCTTTTGCAGAGCATTTATTTGATAAGTATGGAGAAAATGCAAAAATTCTTGCTGATAGTCCAGCAGCAGCAGGTGATAGATTAACAACAGCTATGACTGAGTTAAAAGATAATGTTGGTCAGCTTTTGCAACCTATAGGATCAGAATTTCAAGATACATTTACAGAAATAGTAGAGTCTATAAACAGTGCTATAAATGCATTTAAAAAATTTATGGGAATAGGATTAGAAAATGCAATAGTAAAAGCAGAATCTGCCTTAGATAAAGCTCAAAAAAACTTTAACAGGGTAAGTGGTTTAGATGATAGTCCAAGAAGTAGAAATTTACAGGCACAAGCATTAAATAAATTAAAAATTGCACAACAACAATTAAATGATTTAAAAGCAGAACAATTAAGAATTACAAAAGATATTAATAAAGAGCAAGGAATGTTAGTTGAGGTAACAGAAGAATTAAGTTTTGGACAAGAGGTATTTATTGGACTACGAAATGGTGCGCAAGAATATTTAAAGTCAATACAAGATGTTTCTAAACAAATGCAAGATGCTTTTGTAAATGCATTTAAAGGAATGGAAGATGCGTTAGTACAGTTTGTTCTTACAGGTAAATTAAATTTTAGAAATTTAGCTCAATCAATAATTGCAGATATAACAAGAATAGTAGTAAGGCAACAACTTATGACTCCATTATTAGGTGGTATTAATAGTTTATTTGGTTTAGATCTTAAGCTGAATGCAAAAGGAAACGCATTTGGAGCAAATGCAATTATTCCTTACGCAAAAGGTGGCGTAGTTTCACAACCTCAACTTTTTAAATTTTCTACAGGAGGTTCTGGAAAACTAGGAATTATGGGCGAGGGTGGCGCACCAGAGGCAATACTACCTTTAAAACGTGGACGTTCTGGTAACTTAGGTGTTGAAGCTTCTGGTTCTTCTAATAATATTGTTGTGAATGTAGATGCTTCTGGTTCTTCTGTTCAAGGTGATAATGATAATGCAAGACAGTTTGGTAATGTTATTGCAACTGCTATACAATCTGAACTAATAAAACAAAAACGTCCTGGAGGATTACTTGCATAATGGCTACTTTTCCCTCCTCTCCAGAGGCTTCTTTTCCTGTACAGAAAAAACAACAACCTAATGTAAAAATTGTAAAATTAGGTGATGGTTATGAACACAGATTATTATTTGGATTAAATCAAAATCCTCGTATCTATAATTTATCTTGGAAAAATATAACACTGACAGAACTAGATACATTTATGACATTCTTAAATGCAAGGGCTTTAGATAATGCAAGTTTTACTTATACACCACCTGGAGAATCATCATCAGCACAATTTGTCGCAGAGCCTGGATATAGTCAAACAATAAATTTTGCAGATAGAGCAACACTAAATGCAACATTTAAAGAAGTATTTGAACCCTAATGCCAATACCAGTATCAGAACTACAGAAAATTAATCCAAGTTCTATTATTGAACTTTTTACTTTGACTTTAGATAGTACATTACATGGATCTACAGATGTGCAGAGGTTTCATGCAGGTACAAATGATTTAGATAATACAAATATTATTTGGCAAGGTAATACATATCAAAAGTTTCCTTGTCAGGCAGAAGGGTTTGAATTTGATGGCTCATCTGGTTCTATACCTAGACCTACCTTTACAATCAGTAATATCTTAGGAACTATCACTGCCTTGTTTGCGACTGTTAATGCTGTCACTGCCAATAATGATCTTAATGGTGCAAAATTCACAAGAATTAGAACACTGGCAAGGTATTTAGATGCTGCAAACTTTACTGGCGGTACAAATCCATTCGGTACACCTGATACAACACAAGAATTACCACAGGAGATATATTTTATTGATAGGAAAGTAGTGGAGAACAGAGAAGTAGTACAGTTTGAATTAGCATCTGAACTTGATTTAATTAATCTACAACTTCCTAAAAGAGTAGTTACAAGAGATCTATTTCCTGGTGTTGGTACGTTTATTAATCAATGACATGGCAGGAAGATGCTTTTGTTCATGCAGAACAGGAAGCACCTAGAGAATCTTGTGGACTCCTTGTTAATTATTTAAATAAAGATGTATATATCCCTTGTAAGAATCTTGCTTTACATAATGATTTGCAGTTCTTATTAGACCCTTTGGATTGGGCTGATACTGAGGATAGATATGGCAGAATCTATGCTGTTATACATTCTCATCCGATTGGTACGGAGCATCCAAGTGAAGCAGATGTTATAAGTTGTAAACGATCCAATAGAACTTGGTATATTATTGGACTAAAGACAAAAAGATGGTTTAAATTTAAGCCAACAGATAAAATAGAAACATTACAGAGAGATCCATGCTTAAGACAGTAAAACTATATGGAGATCTGGCAGATTTTGTAGGATGGAAAGAACAGAAGGCAGAGGTAAGAAATACAGTTGAGGTGATGCGTTTTTTGCGTTGTAATCATCCAGAGCTAGAAACATATATGATAGATAAATTTTACAAGGTAGATATTGGTGGATATAACGTAACAGAGGAAAATATGCTTGATCCGATAGCAGAGGAAATAAAAATAATACCAGTTGTCGAGGGTAAAATATTTGGAATTATTGCAGGTATCGGTTTACTTTTTGCTGGAGGAGCAGTACCAGCAGCAGCTACAGGTTTCTTGGCTTTTCTTGGTACAGCAGCAACAGCTTTAGGATCAACATTAGTTTTACAAGGAATAAATGATTATCTAACACCAAAGCCAAAGCCGATGTCATCTTTAGAACCAGAAGATGCCACTGTCAACTTTGCCTTTAGTGGGGTCACAAACGTCAGTCGTGCTGGTGTTGCACTCCCTCTTGTATATGGAGATATTTTTGTTGGAAGTATAAACGTATCAAATGGAATTGATACAGACCAGATTGAGGTTTCTGTCTAATGCCAGATCCATTTGAATTAGAATATGCACTTCCCGATGTAATGCAGGCGCATTACTTTGGTCACGTAACAGATGAAAATATTGATGGTTTTTTAAAAGAATTTGGACTTGGTGGACTAGGAGATGATATTGTTTTTGATGCAAATGGAAAGTTAATTGAAATAGATGGTATCACTGTTGAAACAGGTAACTTTTCACAATCTGGAACTACAGCAACAATTACCCATGATGGTAGTGAAACAATACAAGTAGGTGACGTTTTAAATATTATTTTTGTTGTAGGTACAAATCAGAACACACCAGAAGTTTTGACAGTAACGGCAGTAAGTTCATCTACTGTTTTTACTGTCACAAGATCATCTTCAGAGACAATACCTAATGAAATAGTAAGTTTTTATTTTGAAGATGTACCTAAAACTGGAACGTATTCGCAATCAGCAAACACTATCACTGTTACTCATAATGGCACAGAAACATTAGCTGTCGGTGATGTTGTTGACTTAAACGTAACCTCTGGTTCTAGTACAACAGAGAATGTAACTGTTACTTCCGTCACTTCATCAACAGAATTTAAAGTTGCAAGTAGCACTTCAGTTTCTACATCAGGTAATGCTACATTTACAAAACAGAATAGTGTAAACATAACAGCAGGTGATGTTGATGGCATACAAACTACAACAGATTCTTTGCTATCTAGTAAACAATCAAATGATCTTATAGATGTTTTATCAGAAGGAGAGATAGCTGGTTTTCATTCGCCATTAGAAGCAGGTCTTACTCAGGGAACTGATAAATATAATATTGCAGCACTAAAAGATGTTTTCCTAAATGGAACGCAAGTACTTAAAAAATCAGCAGATATAAATAATCTTACTGAAGGTGATTTTAACTTTACAAGAGAAGATATAAGTTTTGAACCTAGATTTGGAACGTCTAGTCAGACTGCTTTAGATACTATTAATGAAATTGAATCTGAAACTGCTGTTGGTGTTGAAGTAACAAAGGCAACACCTGTTTCAAGATCAATATCAAATCAGATAGATAAATTAAGAATTACTATTGTCTTTCCTTCTTTACAGGAATTTAACACATCTGATGGATCTACAAATGGTACACAGGTCAATTTATCTATAAAAATTACAGAAAATAATGGCACAGAACATAGAGTTATTAAGGGAACAAAAGGTGCTGTAATCGGTAAGACTAATACTCAGTATTTCAGAGATTATATTATAAAAGGATTATCAAATCTAAGTTATCCAATAACTGCTACTGTCACTAGAGTTACAAATGATTCTACCGATACTAATTTACAGAATAAATTTAGTTGGTCATCATTTACAGAAATAACATCAGAGCAGAGAGCTTATGTGGATATTGCACACGTTGGCTTGCGTTTTAATGCTGAATCATTCAGATCAATACCTACAAGAACATACAGAATAAGGGGAATAAAAGTAAAAATCCCGCACAATGCGACTGTAAGGTCTGATGGCAGTTTATCTTTCAGTGGCAGTTTTAATGGCACGTTAAAAACAGATAAGGAGTTTACAAACGATCCAGCATGGATTTTATATGATGTACTAACTAATACACGTTATGGAGCGTCTATACCAGAAACAGCTATAGATAAGTTTGCTTTCTATTCTGCATCTGAATATAACTCAACTCTTATTGATGATGGAGATGGAGGAACAGAAGCTAGATTTAGTTGCAATGTAAATATTAATAATCAGAAGGAAGCATTTGAACTTATACAGGATCTTTGTTCTGTAATGAGAGTGCAGGCATTTTATGAAGCAGGCAGTATTACGATCTCACAAGATAGACCATCTGATCCTGTCTATACCTTTAATATCTCTAACGTAACTGAAGGTGGTTTCTCATATAGCAATCAAAGTCAGAAGGCCAAGTTTACAAAGATAAATGTAGGCTTCTTTGATATGACAACTCAAGCTATTGACTATGAAACAGTAGATGACACAACAGCACAGTCAAGATATGGAATTAAAACACAGACTATAAAAAGTTTTGCCACAACATCAAGAGGACAGGCTTCAAGAATGGCGAAATGGTTATTGTTCAACCAAAATAATTCTTCTGAAATAGTTAATTTTAGTATTACTGCTGAAGCAGGTGTATTGGTACGTCCTGGACAGATAATATCAGTGGCAGATGAGGTAAAACAGGGAGTCAGAAGAGGTGGAAGAATAAAGACAGGTATTAGTACAACTCAGATAGAAGTTGATGATACAGCATCTACTGATCTAGTTACTACAAATACTGCAAAACTATCAGTAATCTTATCTGATGGAACACTTGAGACAAAAGAGATTAGTGGTATATCAGGTGCTACTGTTACTGTCTCCTCTGCTTTTTCTTCTGTTCCACAGGCAAATAGTGTCTGGGTAATAGAAAATACAACACTTGAACCTACGACATGGAGAGTTGTAAATGTACAGGAACAGGAAAATCTTACATTCAGTATCACAGCAGCATCACACAACAGTGGTAAATACGATTTTGTAGAAGATGGAACACCATTACCAGCTAAAAGTTTTACTTTAATTACAAAGAAACTACCTGCACCAGAAAACTTAACTGCTTCTGAATCATTAATTGTTATTAACAATAAAGCAGTTGCAAGATTATCAATATCCTTTGCTGCTGTTAAGGGTGCTATTGGATATTATCTGCAATACAAATTTGAGAATGGAAACTTTATTAATCAACAGGTAAAAGCTACTGATTTTGAAATAGATAATATTACTAATGGTAAGTTTGTCATTAGAGTATTTTCTATAAATGCAATAAATAAATTAAGTGAAAGACCAAATGAAATACAATTTACATCTGTTGGTAAAACTGCATTACCTGGTGATATACAGAATCTAAGAGTGGAAACTATATCAGATCAGTTGATGAGATTACGTTTTGATAAATCTACTGATATTGATGTATTACATGGTGGAAACGTAGTTGTCAGACATAGCAATTTAACGAATGGTAGCGGTACGTTTACTAATTCTGTTGACTTAATACCTGCCTTACCTGGATCAGTCAGTGAAACGATGCTGCCTGCTATTGATGGTGAATATATTCTTAAATTTAGAGATGATGGTGGCAGATTAAGTTCTGGTGAAGCATCTGTTGTTGTTGTTAATCCCGATCCATTACCTAAACTCCTTGTATTTAATGATAGAGAAGATACAGACTCGCCTGCTTTTGGCGGAACAAAAGTAGATTGCTTTTTCAGTGCTGAAGTTAATGGTTTAGTCTTGGGATCTACAGAAACATTAGATGATGTTGCAGATTTTGATGCTATCTCATCCTTTGATTTTCTTGGTGCTGTAGATACAACAGATGGTGGTACTTATGACTTTGCTAATATTCTTGATCTCGGTGCAATACATCCTCTACGTCTGACAAGGCATTTTGTAACGCAGGGTTTCTATCCTAATGATTTGATAGATAGCAGATCAGGTAATATTGATACTTGGACTGATTTCGATGCAGCCACAGCATTTGATGTCAACGCAAAACTGTTGGTGGCAGTAACATCTGATGCACCTTCCAATGGTTCTAGTTATCAGGATAGTGATTTTACAGGTAAGACATTTAACATCTTTGCTAATGGAACTCATGTTGGGAGAGGATTTAAATTTAGGTGTGAAATGTTAAGTTTTGACCCTGCACAAAGTATTGAAATAGATCAACTTGGATATAAAGCCCAGTTAGATAGAAGAACAGAACAGAAAAGTAATATAAGTAGTGGTACAAGTGCATCTGGCCTTGCAGTTACTTTTGATAATACATTTTTCACAGGATCTAGTACCACAAGCGTTAGTGCTGGCAGTCAACTTCCCAGTATAGGTATTACTGCAAATGACTTAGGTGGCACTGATAAATTTGAATTAACTAATATATCTGGAAGTGGTTTTACAATAAAATTTACTAATGCTGGAAATGCTGTTCAAGATAAAACATTTAGTTATACTGCTGTTGGTTTTGGGCGTGGTAGTTAGTGTTGGTTTAAGATATACTTAGAGAAAATTTTGGATTAGGAAATGGCACAACACGATTATGTTATAGATAACTCCACAGGAGCAAATGTCAGGGCTGATATAAATAATGCTTTATTAGCAATTTCAAGTAATAATTCTGGATCGTCCGCACCGAGTACAAATTACGCAAGCCAATTCTTTGCTAATACATCATCTAGCATGATGCAGCTAAACAATACATCAGGTAACGCTTTTATAAATTTATTTACGTTAGCAGGAGCACCTGCTTTTCCTTTAGATGGAACGATAAATAGTATAAATATAGGTAAAGGAGCAAACTCTGTTGCTGGTAACACTGTTCTTGGTGAAAGTGCTTTAGATGCTTCAGTAAGTGGTGGAAATAATACTGCTATTGGTAAAGAAGCTTTAACTGCATTGACTTCTGGAACTACAAATGTAGGTGTAGGTTCGTTTGCTTTAGATGCTAATACTGAAGGCAATAATAATACGGCTATTGGACATAGTTCTCTAGGTGCTAACACGACAGCATCTGATAATACTGCGGTTGGTAAAAGTGCATTAGGAGCAAATACAACTGGAATTAGAAACACAGCTATTGGTTTAGATGCTTTAGCAGCTAATACAACAGCAAATGATAACGTAGCAGTTGGTCAAAATGTTTTGGACGCAAACACTACTGGTAAAAATAATACTGCTATTGGTAGAGGTTCTTTATCAAGCAACACAACAGCTGATAGTAACACCGCAGTTGGTTATGTTGCCTTAAATGCAAACACAACTGGAACTCAGAACACTGCTGTAGGTTCTGAAGCTTTAGATGCTAACACTGCACATAATAATAATGCTTTTGGATATCAAGCATTAAGTGCCAATGGCACTGGAGCATCTAACTGTGCATTTGGTTCTCATGCACTACAATTAAATACAACTGCTAGTAATAACTCTGCATTTGGACATAGAGCATTAGATGCAAATACAACTGGAGCAAGTAATACTGCTATGGGTTCTGGAGCGTTAGGTGCAAACACAACTGCTGATAATAATACTGCTGTTGGTTATAGTGCATTAGGAGCAAATACAACTGGAACACAAAATACTGCCATAGGTCAAGCTGCATTATATTACAACACAACTGGTTCTAGAAACACTGGTTTGGGTCAGGGAGCTGTTAATGCAAACACAACTGCAAATGATAACACTGGTGTTGGTCATTATGCATTAACAGCAAACACAACTGGAACAAAAAATACTGCTGTAGGTTCTTATGCTTTAGATGCTAATACAACAGCAGATCATAATACTACTCTTGGTTATAGTGCATTAGGAGCAAACACAACTGGAGCTCAGAACACGTCTGTGGGAAGTGGTTCTATGGTTGATAACACAACTGGAACTAACAACGTAGCTGTTGGTTTTCAATCTTTAGAGAATAATACTGAAGGGCTTGATAATACTGGTGTTGGTGTAAATAGTGGTGCAGGTATTACAACAGGTGATGACAACACTTGTGTTGGTAGAAATGCAGGTTTAAATGTAACTACAGGAAGTAACAACACTGTAATAGGACATGATGCTGGTACAGCTAATTCACCAACAGGAGGTCTAACAACAGACAATAATAGAATATGTATTGGTAATAACAGCAATGATTTGTTGGCTTGTAAAGTATCTTTGACAGTTACTTCTGATGAAAGAGATAAAACAGATATTACAGATTTTACACATGGTCTTTCATGGATTACAAAGTTAAGACCTGTTACCTATAAATGGGACATGAGGTCAAATTATGAAGATGGTGTACCTAATGGAAGTAAGAAAGAAGAAAAATTAAATATTGGATTAATAGCACAGGAAGAATTAGAAATTGAAAAAGAACATGGGTTTGCAAATAATAAAAATGATATGCTTCTTGTAAATGAAAATAGTGATGGTAATTATGGTATGCAGTATGATCGACTTGTACCAATACTTGTTAATGCTATTAAGGAGTTATCAGCAAAAGTCACAGCCCTCGAAGCAGGGTAAACTGTAAACAAATCTATTTCTAATTATGGAAGAAAGAACCGCAGATGAAATCGCAGCAATCTTTTCTGCTGCTGGCGATAGTGTAACTGTTATCAACACCGCTAAAACATCAGATGAAACTGACGATGAATACAAAGACAAGATCAAGCGTAATGTAGAGCATCTTGAAATTATCAAGGCTTACAAAAAAGAAGATGGATCGACTTCTATTTGGACATCTGAATCATTTACAGATATAGATAAAGCTATCACTGATGGTAAAAAAGTTTACGAATAAATGAATTTACAGGAAAAACTACAACAACTGGCATTAGAAAGACAAAACCTTACTATTGCCTTGCATGAAATCAATGGTGCGATGAAGTTGTTGGAACAGCAGATTTTGGAGATTCAAGAGACACCCGAAGCATCGCAGCCATCAGATACAGAGGCATCAACCCAACCAGAAGAAGTAGCGTCATAAATGTAAGTGGTGCTACCATTTTATTAAGAACTTCTTTAACCATGTTTCAAAAAATAGCTAATGTTTTGAGTATCCTCTCATTCATAATGGTAACTTCAGTTATAGGTGGAGGGTACTTTGGATATAAGTATGTAACATCTGAGCAGTTCAAGGCAAAGATAATGAATCAAGTGATGGGTAATGTAAAAGGAATGATGCCAAATGTATTAGATAAAGGTTTACCAAAAACAACAGGACCATCTATGGCTCTACCTAAGATGAAATTATGAACTGTTGGCACTGTCAAACAGAACTAATCTGGGGAGGAGATCATAGTGTTGAAGAACTCAAACCTATACTTGCCGAAGAGTATTCTATGGTTACAAATCTTTCCTGTCCTAAATGTGAATCCTATGTAGAGGTTTACTATCCAAATTATGACAGAGATCAAGATACCTGAGATACATATACCAGAGATACAAATACCTCAAGTTTATACTCCTCAAGTATCTTTACCTGGATATGAACCTTTAAATGTAGAAACTATAGGTTGTAAATATTTTCATAGAGATACAAAGAATACGGGTAATAGAAATTTATTGATAGACGATCCAAACGGAGTTGTAATCAACTGTCCATATCCGTCTTTTATTCCAATGAACTATCAGGCAGATCAACTGATTATTGTCGAGGAAGCTGCTGTTGTTAATGACGAACCAGCTAAATTACCAGAAGGCAAACCACCTCAAGCTGAGATTCCAAAAGAAGAAAAGAAAGAAGATGTATTTGTAGAGTGTCCTGGTAAAAAAGATCAGAGAGTAGGT